ATGAACGTTAATCACTTAACCAAAAACGATAAAAAAAGAGGCCGGTACATCAAATCACTGCTGATTCTCCATGAAATCGAACAGCAGGCGATAGCCCTGGAGAATGATGCATCCGAAGCCCTCGTATCCTATGTTGTCCGTGGCCAGCGTAAGGGGGTGGCACGGAATGGAAAAAAGATTGCCGGAATCAAGCAATCAATTGCCAGCAGACTCGGCAAGCCCGTGGAAGAACTTTTCCCGGACAAGGCCGCATAACCTAAAGGTCACAAGTAAACCAAAGGAGGTCACAATGAACGCCGAACAATTTGAAAAACGCTTAACGGTAACCCCGCCAAAATCATTAGAGGAACTTAATTCTAACCCTTTTCTCGGTGATGAATCCACCCATAACAAATTTTCCGGTTACAGCGGTGTAATCCCTGAGAACATGGCCATCCCGGTAGCTCTCTTCTTGTCGGAACAAGAGGCCATTCAATACGCAGCCGAAAAATACGGCGAATATTCCAAAATCAAGAAATACCCAGCTTCTTCTGAATTTTCTGAAGCATTGCGCCGAGGTTGAAAAAATCCATGACGCCGACAACACCGCCACAGGAGGAACATTGGACGAACAGCAACTTGTATGCCGAATCTCTGGGCTCTGCCTCCTTCACCTCAAAGGTATGGTTCCCGCATTTCGTGCACGTCGAAGCAGCCATAACAACATCTCCTTTTCAAATTTGTTTTGATTATACCCAAAATTCAGGAGTTTGCAATGTCAAAAACACATAAACAAATCGACACCAACCAGGTCAGCCTATTCTCGTTTTTAGAACCGGAGGCACCTCCGCAGCCGGGCAGCATGGACATCGGCATGCGGCAGCGGCACGCCATCTCGAACGCCATACAGAAGTCCGGCAAAAGCCGGATCGATATCTGCGCAGGAATTTACAAACTAACCGGAAAAGAAGTGCCTAAAAGCACGCTGGATGGCTGGTCTGCCGAAAGCCGGGATCTGTCAAATGACAATCATGATTTTAACGGCAACAAACGATGGGGCATGCCCGGCGAAGTGATCCCTGCATTTTGCTGCGTGACGGGCGATTGGGAGACGCTCTTCATACAGGTAGAGGCCTGCAATTACAAGGCGATGAAGGGAGAAGACGTTGTGCGGGCGCGTATCGGACTTCTACGGGAGAAAATAACCAAGGATACACAAGAACTTAAGGGTCTAGAGAAAGCCCTGGTAGAAAGAAAATAAAACAGGAGGTGAATGAATGGCGGCAAAGAGTTGCAGAAAAATTGAGGTGCTGGTCGCGACGGATGCGATCCTCAATATCCTTCAGGATCAGAGGGAGCCGGTTAGCGTTACGGACATATCCCGGTTAACCGGATTTAGCGTCGACACCGTTTTTCGTCAGATAGGCACAATGGCGGAACTCCGATGGGTGGAGAAGATTGGAGATGGTTACGTCATCGGCATGGGGCTCGCGATCATCTGGGCGCGGCGCAAATCGCTGGCTGAGGCCAGAATTACTAATGCTACAAAAGAACTAAATGAACTTACGGGAGGCAATGAATGAAAAAAACGGCAGCAGATAATTTTGTAACGGCGGTATCGGAACACGCGGAATCGACGGAAATCATGAAGCGCGATTTGGAAAAGAGCGCCGAACAGATACAGAAGGACAAGGAAGCGGCTATTGCCAATGTCTATGAGATGGCGGGAAAGATCAAGGCAACAAACTTTTTCAAGTCGCAAGCAGAATTTTTCAACCTCGTAATGCTCAAAAAAGTCAAAGATTCAAAGGAATATCGTGAGCGCTTTGGCATAACATGGGAACAATTTTGTGAGCATGTTGGAATTAATCGACGCACAATGGATCGTGCACTAGAGGATATCGCGCCCTTCCGCCAGGAATTTTTGGACACGTTGTCCAATTATTCCGGAGTCACATTTAATAAAATCAAATATTTAGGGATGGCGGTTGATGAAAAATTGGTCAATTTGTCCGAAAATGCCATTACCTATAACGGCGAAACCATCCCCCTGGACGTCGAGCACAAAGATGAAATTCAGGCACTCCTGGAAACCCTCGAAGAAAACCACAAAAGAGAAAAAGAAGAAGCTGACACGACGATCCGGACAAAGGATCGCCTGCTCAAGGCCAAGGAAGACACGATCAACAAAATGGAGCGTGAACTCAAGCGCCTGGAAAAGATCACGCCCAAATCGGAATTAACCGAAGAAGAGCAAGATGCCGTCAACCTGCTGCTCCAAGCCCAAAAGGATTTTCTCTCTACCATCTCCGACATCAAGAAAAAAATCGAGCCGCATAAAGCCCCGGAAATCGCTCTGCGGCAATATTACTACCTGCTTATCTTCATGCAAAAAATCACCAGCGAAGAGCGCCTGTTCCTTCAGGATGCTTATGCCGGAGCGGAAGTTGTGCCCTGGGAAATTATGGAGGAAGAACTCCCGCCCACCGACGTCCTCATCGACAATCTGCCCATGACAGCCGGAAAGGGGATCGGGGCGAAGGTAGTAGCCAAGATGGAAGAACGGAAAAATAAAAAATAACAAGGATATATCATGGCAGTCGCGGCATCTATTCTTAATCACGTTGAAACGAGTTTGCGTGATCTCTCACCACAAGAGGCGTCGCAAAAAATAACTGAACTGGCGGCATATTATAATGTGGCAAGAGGCAGCGTCAACCGGTGGGCGGCACAGTGTGGCATTCGCTTTCGCAAGGAGCGGACTGATAAAGGCAACTCGAAGGCCACTCGCGATGTATGTTTAGGCGTCTCGACGCTGCTTTTAACCTCGCGCCGGGTGTCGAACAAAATACCGCTTCCCGCTTGTGACGCCATGCAAATTATGGAGGATTCCGGCCTGGAGACCGGCGGCGTATCGACTCCCTGGATGCGGGCAAGGCTTCGGCAGGAACGGTTAGCTGCCAAAGATCTGACCGCACCGTCCCCACACGTTCGTCTTTTGTCCGACCACCCGAACCATGTCTGGCAATTCGACGTCACTAACTGCCTGCAATATTTTCTGGATAAAAAAGGGATGGGCGAACGCGACACTGAAATGACCATGTACGCCAATAAGGTTGTCGAGACAGTAAAAACTATAAAAAAACAATTGCTCCGGTATGCAGTCGTTGATCACTGCTCCGGAGCATTTTTCATGCAATACTTCTACGCATCAGGTGAACGGGCGGCAGACGGCGCGGAGTTTCTTTTCCGGTCTATGCGCCCAAAGGACGAACTGATCAAAAAGACGTGGAATGGGCAATCCGGCACGAAGTTAGGCAAATACCGTTTCCACGGTGTCCCTTTCATCCTGGTTGCCGACCGGGGCTCCATCGTGTCGGCGAAAGCCAACCAGGCCTTATTTGATTATCTGAGAATTAAACTCGAACCGCACATGCCCGGCAATCCACGCGCGAAGGGTGCAATCGAAGGCCTGATGCATCACATCAATCGTTTTGAGGCCCGGCTGAAATTCCAGCGCCCTTCCGACCTGGATGAACTCAACCGTTGGGCGCTGGATTGGTGCATCGGTGTCAATGCCTCAGTCAAGATGCGGGGCATCGCACCGCGCTCAGTCTTCTGGTCATATATAACACCCGAACAACTGCGTCTTTGTCCGGAAGAAACAATTTACCGGATGGGAATCAAGGAACCGACCATCGAACGGACTGCCTGTGGAGACCGGACTATCAGCGTGGATAATCGTTCTTATCAAATTCCTGATCCCCAGGTTTATGCAGGCCAGAAAGTCAACGTAGTTCGCCATCCCTATGAATACCCGAACATTGAAGTACATTGCAATGGCTTCGTCTGGCTTTGCGAACCGATACCGGAAGATCGTTACGGACGCCTCACCAACGGCGTCGCCTACGGTACCTATAAATCACCGAAACACACCGAAACGCAAAAAGCTAAAACCGAAATGGAAAAGAAAGCCGCTGAACTGGGCATTACCTGGAAAGGCACCGGAGACAAGCGCATGGCCGTAGCGCCTCCGGTGGGGTTTGTTTCCCCCCTTACGGTATTCGGCCATCAGGCGGACAAGGTCGGTAATCTGGAATTTATCGAACGCAAAGGAACTCCACTTGATGTCCGGGAACCAGAAGCACCGGTCAATCCGGCAATCACGGCGGACGCGGCGGAAGTACCCAGATCGGTTGCCCGGAGGATCTCAATTACAGAATTATTAAATCGCCTGCATACGGAGATCGGTCGCATCCGACCGGAACTCAACGTGGAGCTACGCTCAAAATTCGAAAACGGCATTGAAATAAAAGAAGCGGAGGAGGTGATCGAGGCGATAACAGAGGGCAGATGGCAAGTAGAACAAAGACTGAGGGCCGAAGGCTGAAGGTAAAAGCCTAATAGCCATCAGTCTTCAGTCTAATTCAAGGAGGTGAATGTGGCAAGACCAAAGGTGAATGAATGTACAGCCTACCAGTTGGAATTTAAACCAATACTTTTAAAGGAACTGTGCGTCGACTGCGGGATCAGCCAGACGCGGATCGGCAAGGCGACCAACCTTAGCCGGTCGTCGATCAACCTTGCCCTGAATCGCGGTTATTTGCCGAAAGAACCGGATTTTAAAAGCAAGGTCGAGGCGGAGATTGAAGATGACCGGCGCGCGGCACAGTGGCTGATAGAGCGGAATTTGCGAGTGGAAGATATCTGGAATCCGCTGGGCAAAGATTTGCGTAATGTATCCCCGGCAGCGGACAATCAGAAAATGTGGGCGACACGGAAACAACCGGCAATGGTGCCGGGAAACCCGGAACAAATAACAATCAATATGGAGGTGGAGATGATTAGTCAGGAAGCAATGAAGCATTTTAAGATTTTCAGGAATCCTTTCATTGACGACATTCAAAAGGATTCGGACATTTTCATGAGCGAAGAACATCGGTACATCGAAGCGGCCATGATCGACGCCGCAAGGCACGGCGGATTTCTGGCCGTCATCGGCGAGGTCGGGAGCGGTAAATCCGTTATGCGCCGGAAAGTTGTCGAGCAGCTTAAGAAGGACGGCGATGTCATCGTCATTTTTCCGCAAATGATCGACAAGACGCGGGTGAACGCCGCCAGCATCTGCGACGCCATCATTATGGATTTGTCGGAATCCAAACCATCCATGAAGCTGGAGGCTAAAACACGGCAGGTGCACAAACTCTTACTGGAGCGCGCAAAACAGGGCTTTCGCTCTGTTTTAATAGTCGAGGAGGCCCATGACCTGCACACTAATACATTGAAGTACCTAAAGCGTTTCTATGAGCTGGAAGACGGCTATCGCAAGCTACTCGGGATCATCCTTGTCGGCCAGACGGAACTGAAAAACCTCTTTAATGAACAGGCCCATATCGAAATGCGGGAAGTTATCCGCCGCATCCAAACAGCGGAAATCAAGGGGCTCAACGGCAACACAAAAGATTATCTGAATATGAAATTCAAGCGGATCGGGGCCAAGGTGGACGATATATTTGAAGATGGGGCGTTTAAGGCACTGACGCAACGCCTGACAACCAAGGATCGCCGCAATCAGTCCATCAGCCACGCCTATCCTCTGATCGTAAATAACTATGCGGCCAAGGCCATGAACATGGCCTATGAAATGGGTGAAAAGAAGGTCACGGAAGCAGTGGTGATGGCGATTTAAACATTGTGTCATTCCGGCGGAGGCCGGAATCCAGGAAGGAGATCGTATGGGAGCATTACCAAGACTTAAAAAGAAGATCGATCTGAAGTATCGCAAGGGATCGATGGATGAGGGCCGCAACTGCAAGCACTGCAAATCGTTCATATCCGATTATCAGGTGATCGGTATCGGCGGCGTGGAACTTGGCATTGAGCCGCGCTGCAAAATATTCGGTACGAATTCTTCGCGGCGATACCGGGTCCGTCCGGATCACACCTGTGACGCACAGGTCCGTGACGATGCAAAATGCTGGTGGTTAAAAAAAGGAGCGTCCAATGTTTAAACGATTTATTCTCTATATCGAACAGGCGCCCTGGGATGAAGAATTGGAACGGCAGGAGAAATGGCTCAACAGGTTCTGTTGGGCTGTGATCGGGTTGGCGATAATTTATTTTGGGCCGGTGTGCCTGTGGATATTTTTGAGGTGATTATGACTAAACAAGAACGAAGATGGGCAAAACCGAAGGTGCCGCGTCGAACCATCAAACAGCTCACACTCTTTGCGGGGATAGCGAGCAAATCACAGAACGGCAATGGATTCCATTGTCGGCTGAAAAATCAACGGATCGACACGGCGGTATGCATTGTACATCAAACCCGCGAGCCAAACAAGTGCTTTGGCTGCGGACAATTTAAGAAAGGATAAAATCATGAATTTAATCGATATCGAAAAATTGACTAAGACATTTGCGGATGCGCGGCAACTGCTGGCGGATCGTGTCCGTGGTTTGGAAGAAGAATTGCAAACCATTAAACGCCGTAGGATGCCCGGCATCAGGAGTGCCGTCAATACCGTTATGGAACACCATGTGGAACTCAAAGCAGCCGTGGAAGAAAGCAGTAGCCTGTTTATCAGACCGAAAACAATCATTCTGCACGGCGTAAAAGTCGGCTTTCAAAAGGCAAAGGGAAAACTTTCCTGGAACGATGATGCCCAGGTCGTCAGACTAATCAAAAAACATTTTCCTGATCAGGAAGACATCCTGATTAAAAAAACCGAAAAGCCGAGCAAGGATGCCCTGATGAATCTGCCCGCCGCCGACCTGAAAAAGATCGGCGTTACGGTGAATGAAACAGGCGACCAGGTCGTGATCAAATCAACGGATAGCGAAATTGACAAATTCGTCGATGCCCTCCTGAAAGAAGAAAATCCGGAAGGTAAGGCAGAGGAGGCAGCATAGTATGATACGCCTTGTCATTGTGGTGATTATCGCTTTTGTTCTTGGTCTGGCCTGGGGCGCGGGCATCATGAGCATGATGCAGAGAAACACCTCGCTGTTTGTACAAGGTGTTAAAGGTAAAATACGATGCAATGTGCCGTGGCCCGATCCGCCCTCGCCTGACGATTCGCGGGAGGGCAAATAGATGCCGGTATTTAATTTTTTAAAGCAATTTGCAGATAAGGTCGAGCGTGGAGAAAAGCGCCAAACCATTCGGGCTAAACGCCGGGATGGTCGAAATTCCCGTGTCGGTGATAAATTGTATCTTTATACCGGGATGAGAACGAAGAGCTGCCGGAAATTGGGCGCAGTAATTTGCACATCAGTCCAGCAGATTACCATTGATAGGCATGGCATCAACATTGACGGCGTGTGGCTACTGCGCCAAGAAGAGGTCCAATTAGCCATTGCCGACGGATTTGAGGGTATTTATGAAATGAAATGTTTCTTTAACAAGGAGCACGGCCTGCCCTTTGAAGGCCTGCTTTATAAATGGTGATCTATGAAACTTGTTTGCCCTAGTTGCGGTGCCACAGCCAGTGCGGAAGCCTGGACGAATGATACGGCAATCCGTTACACCTTTGAAGTCCTGGTGCAGTTGCCCTCTCCGGTGCTGCGCCAGAGCCTCTCTTACCTGGGATTATTCCGCCAGGGAACAAAGGCGCTGCCCTGGCGTCGTGCTCTGGCGGTAGCTAAAAGTCTGAAGGATCTGGTCGAAACGGGAACCGTCCACTGGCAGGGAGGCGAGACGCGGCCCTGCAATGCGGAAATATGGGGCAAGGCAATCGAGGCCACATTAGCATCCGGCCCGAAGGGACTCAAAAATCATAATTATTTAAGAAAATGCGCCTGGGAGATGGCGGCGGAACTTGCCGCAAAGATGGAAAATGACCGTGAAGCAGCCCGGCAGAAGCGCGGACGCGATGTTGATGAAGAGCCCGCGCTTCTTTCCGAGACCGCCCAAAAAGCAATTGAAAAATTAAAGAGATCATGGGGTGAAAAATGATATATAGAGCGGCGCTTCCAGTCCGGAGGATTGAATCTCTCCAGATCAAAATGATTCACACGGCAGTAGCGAAACTGAGCCTTTCCGATGATGAATATAGAGATATCCTTCAGGGACATTTCAAGGTGTCATCCAGTACCGAATTAAACTACTTTCAAGCGAGTAAACTGATCGACTATTTCAAAACTTTAGGTTTCAAAATTCCCAAGAGAAAGAGATTCACTCCCGGAACACCGTCAAAGCAGGATTACATATCGATACCTCGCAAAAACAGGCCACCGAATGTGTTTGTATTACCATCGCGGGATCAACTGGAAATGGTCGATGCTCTTGCCGGGAAGATCAAATGGCTGGTTGAGGATGGCTTTCAGCGGTGGTTGCAAAAATATTTTAAGATCACTAAAATTAAAACTGAATGGGAAGCTTCTAACGTCATCGAGGGATTGAAAAAGATGCTCGATCATCAAATTGACGGAGACGATCAATGCAAGAATGGTTGAAAGACCTGGCCAAGGAGATGACCGTTGATAATCTGCCCGAATCCTACCAGGACATTGCGCAGATCATTGGCATCGAGGCAACGCTGCAATTGAGCGAATACCTGGGCGGATCGCGTTTCTATTTCCGCAAGATTGACGGCCTGCTTATGGACAAGCGGGATGAACGCATACGCGCAGAGTTCACCGGCTTCAATCACATAGAACTGGCCCGGCGCTATGGATTGACGGAGACGCGCATTCGTGATATCTTGCAACGCAAGACACGATTGACACAATGCAGTCTATTCAGAGATGGAGACGAAGATTGACCATCTGAAAATACTGCTCATAATATCAGTATCCAGCCCCTCCTCGCGCGCGCGAAGAGGGTTTTCTTTGGCTGCTTTTCTCAAGTGCTTTGGTAGTTTCCCTTTTTTAAATCCTTTACAGTCGCCCCTACATTCACCTCCATCGGAAGCCTGACCCGGTTTTTACCGGACGACGGACTCACCCACCGTCTCCGGTCAAACCGGCAGGCCCCACCCGGAGGCATGTTTTAAAGGATTGCTGTGAAAGAGAACTTTGACAAGGCTTTTTTATGGACGATTGGTGCGGAAGGCAAACCCACTGACGACCCCCATGATCCGGGCGGCTTTACCATCTGGGGGCTGGCCAAACGCTACCACGCCGCAATCAGCAAAGACACGACAATCGAATATGCCAAGGAAGTATATCGCAAGGAGTACTGGGATGCAATCAATGGCGACTCCATGCCTTATCCTCTCGATATTGCCGCCTTCGACTGCGCCGTCAATCCTGGACTGGGCGTTGCCCTGCGCCTCTTAAATCAAACAAACGACTGGCAGGACTTGATGATCCTGCGGCTCAAATATTATTCGGAATTAGTCCGGAAGAACCCGGACAAACTGCGCTACTTCCGGGGCTGGGCCAACCGGGTGCTGAATTTGTGGGACATGATTAAGAAGAGCGACGAGAAGGAGGCAAAATGAGCGACGCAAACATCTTGAAAAAAATAGGCGACGCAATTGTTGATTATGCCCCGGCATTAGCGGGCGTGTTGACGGTAACCGGAGCCGGTGCACCGACCGGTGCTGCCCTGGCTGTAATCAGTTCATTAGGTAAAGCATTCGGGCTGGGTTCGAACGCCAGCCCAGACGATATACATGCAGCAATCATCTCCGATCCGCAGATAGCATTAAAGGCCAGAATCGCCGATCAGGATTTTTGCCTGAAGCAGCGGGAACAGGACATTGAAGAATTAAGAATAAAGCTTGCCGATACCCAGAATGCCCGAGGCCGGGAAATGTCGGTAAAAGACAATGTGAATAAAATTCTGGCCTTCTCCATCGTCGGCGCTTTTATTGCCCTGGTCGGAGCGACATTGCTTGGTTACGCTAAGGTCGAAAGCGCCCTGGCCGGTACCCTGGTCGGTTATCTGTCGGCAAAGTGCGAACAGATACTCGCTTACTATTTTGGCAGCAGCAAGGGGAGCGATAAAAAGACGGATCTACTGGCAAAAGCCACACCGATAAAAGAGTAAGGAGCTTTGCGCTTAATGGACGAAGCCGACCGCACACAAGAGATTAGAGAGGTTTATGAAAACGCGATGCTCAAGCAGCGGATCAGAAACGCGACCGCGCTGCCTGAATTCCGCCATACCTGTGAAGATTGCGACCGGGTTATCCCAGACCGTCGCCGCAGGGCTAATCCCGGCGCAACGCGCTGTATTAAATGCCAGACAGAATTTGAATGCGGAGGTAACTCATGACCCCTGACCAAGTCGCGGCGCTGACATCTGTAGCGGCAATCATCTCCCAGTTAGGCACCTGGCCTATCGGATCAGTGATCGCCGCTATAATATTTGGCCCCTGGATCGTCCTGATTATGACTTCCCGGTCGATGGAGAAACGACATGAAGCGGCGATGAAAATGTATCAGAACAACGTCAAACTGGTCGAGGGCTATGAAATCATTGCTGCACAGCAGGCCGATACCATCCGGCTCAGTATTGCGGCGACCACTGAACTGACCACATACTTGAAAACGAAAACCCCATGCCATCAACTTGTCAAGATAGGAAAATTTCAATGAGCATACAAAACGAAATGCGGCGGGTACGGATCACTAACCTCGAGCACACAGCCCGGCGGCTCCGGATGGAGATCGAGAGCCTGTGCAAAACTATCTGCATCAATCTGGATTGTGGGTTGACGAAACCCGAGTCGCTGCCCATCGACCAGGTGGACAGCCAGTGGGATGAATTAAAAACCAAGTGGGCGGATCTGACCGTTGCCCTGGCGGAAATTGCCAGACTGGAAGAGGAGCTTAAATAGTGGCCGAAAAGGGAGCGCGCACACAACTCGAGCCGGTAGCCCGGCAGATGTTCATCGACGGCCAGTCCCTGACCGCTATCGAGACGGCACTCGGCGTCTCGCGCCAGACATTATCGGTATGGAAGGCACAGACTAGGAAACCGTCCGAAGAGTTCGACGAATGGGACAAAGCAAGGGCGCGCAAGGCCTCTTTCGGCCTGCGGATGGAAGCCCTCCTGGAGCGAGAACTGACCTACGCCGAAGAGAAACAGCCCGGCGCAATTGACGGATCCACAATGGATAGCCTCACAAAACTCGGCTCGCTGGTTGTTAAACTTAAAACAGCAGAAAACGCCGGTCTTTTTAGAGATAAAGTCAATGCGGCGGCGGCTGAAGTTGCCAAAGCAGTTAAGAGCGGCGGCATGTCGGATGCCGATGCTAAAGTTATTAAAGATAAGATTCTAGGGATATTATAGTGAAAGAAGCTACTGGACAAAATGATTTTGATCAGGCGCGCAATTCAACAGGCATTCTACTCCCCTATCAAAAAGCATGGGTCGCTGATCAGGCCGATGTCAAATTCATAGAAAAATCCCGGCGTGTCGGCATATCCTGGGCAGAAGCAGCGGATGATACTCTCTATGCATCACAGAAAGGAACAGGCGAAAAGCGCAATGTCTGGTACATCGGATATACAAAGGATATGGCGCTGGAATTTATCAACGACTGTGCTAACTGGGCGCGCGCCTATAAAATGGCAGTTTCTTCAATATCTGAATATGACGAGCCGGACGAAGATGAAAACGGCATTGTAAAAGAAAAGAAGATACTCGCTTATAAAATAACATTTGAATCGGGCTGGCGCATTACCGCGTTATCCAGCCGCCCGACAAATCTACGCGGTAAGCAGGGGCGCGTTGTCATCGACGAAGCGGCCTTTCATGACGATCTACCCGGCCTTTTAAAAGCGGCAATGGCCCTTTTGATGTGGGGCGGTCAGGTACGTGTTATCTCCACACACTTCGGCGACAGCAACGAATTCAACTCCGTCATTCAGGATATACGGGCAGGGAAAAAACCTTACAGCCTCCATCGCGTGACGTTTGACGAAGCCCTGGACGACGGCCTTTATAGACGCATCTGCGAAGTCCTAAAACGTGAATGGTCATCTGAGGCGGAAAAGGCATGGCGTCAGGGAATTATTGATTCCTACGGTGATGATGCGGACGAAGAACTATTCTGCATTCCGAGTCAGGGTACCGGTGTGTGGCTGACCCGTGCCGTCATTGAAAAATGCCTGAGTCCGGACATCCCGGTGATCCGATATGAACAGCCGTCATCTTTTGCCGAGTTACCGGATATTATCAGATATGCAGAAGTCAAAGACTGGTGCGAGGAAGTCCTCCAGCCCTACTTTATCAATCTGGATGCCAACCAGAACTCCGTCATCGGTGAAGACTTTGCCCGCACTGGTGACTTGACCATCATGAATCCTCTGTTGGAGCAACAAAATGCCACCTGGCGGGCGCTTTTCCATCTGGAACTGCGCAATATCCCATTTCAGCAGCAGGAACAGATTTTCTATTACATTTGCGATCGTCTGCCCCGCTTCCGTTACGGTGCACTGGATGCACGCGGTAATGGCCAGTATCTGGCCGAGCGGGCGATGCAGCGCTACGGCGCGGATCGGATAGCCCAGGTCATGATTACCGAGACCTGGTACCGGGAAAACATGCCTGCCTATAAGGCAGCTTTTGAAGATCAAACCATCATGCTGGCCCGTGATGCGGATGTCATTGAAGATCATCGGGCATTCAAGGTTATTAAGGGCGTCGCCAAACTACCGGAGATCCGGCAAAAAGGCAAAGACAACAAAAAACGTCACGGTGATTCCGGGATTGCCGGAGCAATGGCCTGGTTTGCCACCCGTGCCGAATGGGGTGGAGAAATCGAATTCCAGTCCACCGGAATCAAACGGGCAACCTCAGGTCAATCCATGAATTCATACATAGGGGCATAAGCGATGAAGGGATCAATATTTGGATTACTAGCCGGACTTATGGGAAACACCATTTACAAACCCTCTTCAGTCTTGAACATTTCTTCCGGCAGACCCGCCTCCAGAGGCGGCCGCAAAACTTTTAAGATGAACCGCCGCAAAGAGTTGGCACTTAGTGCCCGGCGCAAGGCAAAAAGATGATTAAAATGCAAATCGGCAAAAATGCCCCAGGATCGATTTAGGGACTTGGGACGCCCCAATGGCCGGTAATTCCCTTGACAATGTTTATAAACATGTCAACGGGGCTAGAAAGGGCAAATTTAGAAGGGGTCTGGACTCGAAAATCCGGAACCGAGGCGTTGGAAAGATAAAATATGGCAAATGACATTAAAAAACCCATAGCGGCAACCGATGAAATCGCCACCCTTGAAAAGGACATCGACATCTTTGCCGGATGGCTAAAGCGCCTCGAAAATCCTGATTCTGTATTGCGCAGTGAAGCGGCAGGCCGTGGGCTGAAATTATATGATGAAGTCGAGCGCGACGCCCATGCCGGTAGCGTCCTGCAGCAGCGCATCATGGCCATTGTCGGTAAGGAATGGGAAATATTGCCCGCCAAGTCCGCCCGCAAACTGGGCCGACCCGCCGCAACTACGCAGGAGCAAGTTGTCGCCGATTTCGTTTCGCAGACATTGATGGATTGTAATTTCGACCAGGCCAGGCAGGAACTCCTCAAAGCCGTTCTGTATGGCCATCATGAAGCGGAAGTCATCTGGTCTGCCGACACATTCAAAAAAACAGACGGTGGAATAACGATCAAAAAAATAATGGGTAAGCACCCGCGCCGCTTCATATTTACCGCTGAAAGAGAACTGCGCCTGCTGACCCGGCAGAACATGATCGAAGGTGAAGAGCTGCCGGAACGCAAATTTATCACCTTCACCTATGGCGATTCCGATAATCCCTACGGCAAAGGTCTGGGCCAGCGTTTGTGGTGGCCTGTATGGTTCAAAAAGCACGGCATTAAATTCTGGATGATCTTCCTGGAGAAATTCGGCATGCCCACCGTAGTCGGGAAATATCCTTCCGGAACATTGTCGGATAAACAAAAAGAACTGATGAACGCTATCGAAGCCATCCAGACGGACACCGGTATCAAAATCCCCGACAATATGGATATTGAATTCCTGGAGGCCTCACGAGCCGGTAGTGTCAGCCACGAACAGCTATGCGAATACATGGATAAGCAGATATCCAAAGCCGTGCTTGGGCAAACAGCTTCCACTGAGGGCACACCCGGTAAACTTGGCAACGATCAAAACCAGGCCGATGTGCGGCAGGAAATCACCGAGGCGGACGCAGATCTGCTCGATGGTTGCCTCAACGACACCCTGATTCAATGGATAGTTGATTACAATTTCTCTGGTGTTACGGCGTATCCGAAGATCAAGACCTACGCCAATGCCAATCCCGACCTCACCGCGCGCGTTGCTATTGATAAAACTCTGGTTGTCGATATCGGCCTGCCGGTCGCTGAAGATTATTTCTATGAAACTTATGGCATCCCTGCGCCGCAGGAAGGAGAGAAAGTTGTAAATGTGCCTATTCGCGTAGGGAAGCTTCGCGAAGCACCCCTACAGCCGCAATTTGCCGAGGGCGCTGTGTTCCAGGATGCCGCCGATATCATTGCCAACGAGACCGCGCAAAAAGCGATGCATATTACTGATTCCGTCTTCATGGCCCCAATCAGGCGCTTGGTGGATAAATCAAACAGCCTGGAGGATCTCCGTGACAGCCTCATCGATTTGTATTCCGAAATGAAACCGGATGAGTTGGGTGTAATCATCGCCCGTGCCATGATGCTGGCGGACATGTCGGGTAGATATGAAGCTTCGGCAAGCTCAGCTACCATAAAGGGCGATGCCCTGAGCGTGTCGAAAGGTAAAAAAAAAGCCTGAAATTTAGCACTGTCATTCCCTGGCTTGACCAGGGAATCCATGCATTCGCCGAAGGCGAGGTAGAACCTGAGCTTTTAACAGTTTTTAAACTGCCCTTTACCGAGCAGAATACGTTCTTTCAAAACAAGCTGAATATTCCGACCCGCAAGTGGGACGATATCTGGAAAGCTCAGCATGCCAAAGGTTTCATGGTAGCAGGCGCCAACAAAGCCGATCTCCTAGCTGATTTCCGCACCGCGGTGGAAAAGGCGATCACAAAAGGAACCACCCTGGCCGATTTTCAAAAAGACTTTGACCGCATCGTAGCCACCCACGGCTGGAGTTACAACGGTTCGCGGAACTGGCGCAGCGAGCTCATTTACTCCACCAACGTTCGGACGTCCTATGCCGCCGGGCGCTGGGCTCAGCTCACTGATCCGGAGCAATTACAGGTTCTGCCGTATTTGACCTACAAGCACGGCGACAGCAAGGTGCCAAGACCGGAGCATTTAGCCTGGGACGGGCTGACGCTCTCGGCAGATGATCCCTGGTGGCAGACCCATTACCCGCCCAATGGCTGGGGCTGCAAATGCCGCGTTTTCGGATCGACGCGCAGCGAGTATGCAAAGGCTCAGGAACAGGGACTCGGTGAAGCGCCGCCCTCGCCCAGGAACCCGAAAACCGGCGAACCGGTAGGGATCGACAAAGGCTGGGGCTACAATGTTGGAGAAGCGGCTGCCACGCAAACGCACAAGATTTTAGCAGATGTATTTGCAAGATTGCCGGTGGATATCGCCGCTAAATTGCAGGAAGAAATGGAAGGATTTAATGTTTGAAATAACAATCAAAATGGACGGAGCTGACGCCGTTAGGGAGCGACTCCGGGAAATATCGGCGCGAATGTCGAACATGTCGCCGATTATGAAGGCCATCGGCGACCGGGTGGTCGAACAGACCAAACGCCGTTTTAATGCTGGAGGACCCGCACCGGACGGCACGCCCTGGGCGGCACCGAAAGCGAAGAACCCGAAACGGCGCGGTACATTGCGGGTAACTGACCATCTCCGGGACAGCATACGCTATCAGATGATTGGCAATAATGCCGTCGCCATCGGGACAAACAAAGTTTATGCGGCTATTCACCAGCTCGGCGGACGGACGGCGGAGCACATTATCCGGCCCCGTAATAAGAAGGCCCTTAAAACGCCTTACGGCCTATTTAAGCAGGTGCGTCATCCGGGATCGGTTATCCCCGCGCGCCCGTTCCTGGGTTTGAGCGAGGCAAACAGCAATGAGATTATCAGCATCATCAACGAATACATCGCAGGGAGGTAATAAACATGCCCGAATTTAAAGGGTTTGATGACTGGATACCCATTTTCCAGGGCGGCAAACAAAAAGACAGCAAGGGAATAGAGCACGACGGCAACGCACTTATTGACAAGGCAATCTCTCAGTTCAATGCAGCCGTTCATGAGCCACCCGCCTGCATCGGCCATCCTGACCTAAACGCTCCGGCTTATGGCTGGGTCGAGGGGCTGAAAAAACAGGGCAATCTTTTACTGGCCAAATTTAAACAGGTCCAGCCGGAGTTCGCCCAGATGGTGCAGCAAGGTCTTTTTAAGAAGCGCAGTGCCGCCTTTTACCCGGACGGAACACTGCGGCATGTCGGCTTCCTGGGAGCTATGCCACCGGCTGTTAAGGGATTGCCTGATGTGGTTTTTGCCGAGAGCGAAGCAACCAGCTTCGAGTTTTCCGACTCGTTCACCTGGAATTCTCTGTCCGATATTTTTCGTCGGATCAGGGAATATTTTATCGAGAAAGAAGGTCAGGAGACAGCAGACCGGATCATTCCGGACTGGAAAATTGACGATTTGAGATCGGCAGCCAACCCGCCGGCCGATGCAATTCAACAAACCAACTATACGGAAAAGGAGGATAAGGAAATGAAATTTAAAGAGCAACTGGCCGCATTCTGGAAAGAATTTATGGCCAAGATACCCGACGACGGCCCGGCGGCACAACCCGGGCAGACCGTTTCGGGACAATTTAGCGAGGCCGATATTGAAAAAGCCAAAGCAGAGGCTGCAATCGCCGAACGGGAGAAAGTAACCGCAGAGTTTGCGGAAAAGGCCAACGCTTCGCGCCTGTCCGCTCTCAGGGGCGAGATCGACGCTTTTTGCGAGCAAATGGTCAAAGCTGGCAAAATAACACCGGCTACGGTTAAATTCGGCCTGCCGGAGATGCTTTTTGCCTTCGCCGAAAGGATGGACACTATCGAATTCGGCGAAACAAAAGAAAAGGCAACACTTTATGACCGCTTCAAGGCGCTGATTGAGTCCGCCCAGCCGTTGATTAAGTTCGGTGAAATCGCCTCACGGGCGAAAGACGCGGGCGGAACCGGCACGGCAGGCGAAAAGCTCGACCAGCTTACAAAGGGTAAAATGAAGAAGAACAACTCCCTGACATACAGCGCCGCTTTTGCTGAAGTGCAGAAGGAGAATGCTGATTTGGCCAAGGAATACTTAGCCGAGTTCCAGGGCGATTAAACCTGTCCCCCGCTGGCAGGGGTGGCGCGCTGCGCCGGGGGTGGATCATGCACCCGGAAATTTTTAACCAATTAAACAAAAGGAGTAAAAGATGGAAAATAAAATATTAGACTTATCCTTCCCGGCTATCGAAAGCCTGGTTGACGATCAGTACAAGTTTGTCGTGCTTACCTCCACCGGTGTACGGCGTCCCGATAACGAGACGGAAGCTCTCCTTGGCATTTTGCAGAATTGCCCCGCATTGGGCGAGGCTGCTGCAGTCCGCATCATCGGCGTCAGCAAGCTGCAAATGAATGACGCACTGGCCGTCAACGCCTTTGTAAAAGCCGAATATGTATCCGCAGCGGATGCAGGCAAAGGAAAAACAGCGGCTGCAGCGCTGGCCTATTCGCGCGCCGTGATTCTGGAAGCATCCACCGCAGAAGACGAATTAGCTTCAGTTCTTCTGGTTGGCCAGGTGCCCGGCATTACCCAGACCGGATGGTTCAATACCACGGTCACAACGGATGCCACCGCCGGTGCCAAAACTTATACAGCAGCCGAATTGATCGGCGCATTAATCCTCCGGGATCCGGCAGGAGGTAACCGCAGTGATGTATCTCCGACAGCCGCGCTGATTGTTGCCGGATTCGCCGGTGGAATTGTCGGTTCCAGTTTCGAGTTCACCATTCGCAATACGGCGGATGCAGCGGAAACGATCACCCTGACGGCAGGCGCGGGAGTGACGCTTTCCGGCACCATGACCATCGCACAGAACAACAGCAAGCGATTCCTCTGCCGTTTGGATAACGTCGGCAGCGGAACGGAAGCAGTGACGATTTACTCTCTGGGTACGGTCGTTCATTAAAATAACCGGTGGCCTGGGAACATGTACTTGTTACGTGTCCCCAGGCAGACCAAACCTTTTTAAGGAGGAAACAATATGGATCCAAACGTAAAAGACCTGCTGGTCTCCGGACCGTTGCAGAACATATCCATCGCGTTCAAAAATGAAGATTATATAGCCGACCGCGTCTTCCCGATTCTGGATGGCGCCGATCCGAAGGCAAAGATCACCGTCTATAACAAAGCGGATTGGTTCCGGGATGAAGCCGGGATTCGCGCCGCCGGTACTCGTGCCAACCGTGGCGGATATAAGATCGACGAAGTATCCGTCGCCACGAAAGAATATGCCTTCGCCAAAGAAGTCACCGACGAAGACCGCCGTTTTTCCAAGCTGAAAAACGCGCCGCCTCTTAAACCGGATGAGGACGCCATCGCCTTTGCGTCGGATAAGACCGACCTCAAGAAGGAAATCCGTGTTGGGTCACTCATTACGGCTGGAACGTGGGTGGACGGCGCGGTCGGCGGAGAGGATGCCGAAGGACTGTGGTCGCCGGCAGGCGCCACAAATACCTTTTTGGCCGATATTACGAAAGGCAAAAAGGCCATTAAATCCAGCACCGGCAAAAGAGCTAATGTGCTCGTGATCGACGATGCCACCTATATGGCGCTGGCGGAATGTGAAGCCATCCTGGACAAAATCAAATACACCCAGCGCGGCGTAATGACCAAAGAACTGCTGGCCGCAATGTTGGAACTGGACGAAGTCCTGGTCGGCAGAGCTATCAAAAACACTGCCAAAGAAACCAAGACCGGCACCGAATTCACCGGTGTCAATATCTGGGAAGTAAATTCCGGCAAAGGCATGGGGTTCCTCTTTCATCGTCCCAAAACGCTCGGCCTGAAAGTCGCTACGGCGGGCTTGCAGGTGCGTGTTGCTTACGACGACGGCCAGCCCAGACGCGTAACCACCTGGCGGGAACCGGCTGAACATCAGGATGTTTATGAAGTGGCGGAAGAGACGGATATCGTGCAGGTGCACGCCGCTCTCGGCTACCTTTTCAAAGACACCTACGCTACATAAAGGTAAAGGCCTGCCGTGGTATGCACGGCAGGCATACCAATCTGCAAAAGGAGAAAACTTATGGCTTCGAAAGAAGAGGCAAGAAAAAATAAAAAGGCGGCCCGGATGCTGGAAAAATCAATGAGAATGCCTTTAAACGACATCATTGTTGAAGTCCAGGACGGCGCAATTGATATTAAAGACCTGTTCACGCGTATTGAAGAAAGAGTGAACGAAAAACGTAAGGAGGCACGCAATGGCTAAATTGGTTGCGGATGCCGTATTGGATGCGGCATTGCAGTATCTGGAAGACAATGTGGATTGGATATCGGTATGTGAAGGCGCACCGACTACCTATGAGCATGCTCATTCCAACAAGGGTACCGGCGCTGGTAAAGCGCTGGCGCACAGTGCAACCCCGACATTTACCGGCCCCGCCGATGACACATCGGGCAGGAAAACAACCGTCGACGAAGAAGCGGCCAATACGATTGACGTGTCCGGCACTGCTGACCATATAGCACTGTGCGACATATCGGCGTCAGCCCTACTCTATGTGACGACTTGCACGTCCCAGGCATTGACGGCAGGCAATACAGTGACGATCCCGGCGTGGAAAATCAGCATAGCCGATCCTACATAGGGTGTGGAAAATGCTAATTGTCATAGCGGCAATATGTGCGGCTTTTGTATTTATGATGTGGTGCATATGCCGCACCGGGGCTGATTAAAAAGAGGTATCACAATGAAAAAAGTATCAATTTTAGCGGCATTAATTCTGGCGGTGTTTCTGTCGGTGGCGCCGCCAGTAATGGGGGCGGATAAGGCCATTAGCGGCTTGACCGAGGCGACATCTATTGCCGACGCCGATCTGCTGATGATCAGTTATTATTCCGGAGGATCGTTCTACAGCCGGAAGATTACCTTTGCCAACTTCAAAAACTCGTTTGCGGGCGAGGATGGTACCCATTACGCCAATATCTACAATACCACGGCGCACAGGATATCCCCGAATAAGGGCGACCAGGACATTATGGGAGCGACGCCACATGGATACTTCTATGACGGGTCCACTTGGCAGCAGTTCTGCGATACGTCCAGCGTATGCAGCGGATACCAGGCAAGCCTTACTAAGGCCACCTATGGTGATATGAACACCGGATCGAATGATACCTTTTATTTGACGCCAGCAGCCATAAGACAATCCTATGTAGCGAAGAAGCATATTTACTGGACGGTATTTGATAGTGATACTGATACCGCAACAGGGGATGGCAAGAAAGGGTATGCTATCCCTGCGAGCATGAACGGGATGAACCTTGCGGACTTTACATGCTCAGTTTACAATCTGAATAGCGCATCCGGAGGAACAACAACGGTAGTGTTACGGCGCTCAAGAGCCGGGACTGATCAGAATATGACTAGCACCGGCGTGACGATCAGTTATAACGAATACACCGCGTCAGATGAAACAATAAACACTAGTTATGATGACGTAGCAACCGGTGATTTAATATTCGTAGATGTTGATGCAGTTACCACCGGGGCTGTTCAAAAAGGCCTATCATGCACAGCAACGTTCACGCTTCCATAGGGACTATATGAAGAAGATAATCATTGCAATAGCTTTTATCTTGTTGATGGCGTCAAACTCAGGCGCATGGGTGTTTTATGAAACATCAGCTACGACGTATCTGACGAATTCTGAAAACGAAACGGCCTTGAATGACTTATGTACGGCCAATTCAACGTGGGAATGCAAGACAGGAGCGAATAAGATAGGGACATCTTATGGAAGCAAGAACATTAACGCGGTGATAGTCAATCCGACAGGGTATTATGAAACATTCCTGATGGACGCTGGAACGCACGGATATGAAATCTCCGGGCAGAAAGCGGCACTTGACTTCCTGAATTACCTATCCGCGAACCCGTCGCTTTACACAAAGATAAGATGGATTGTGGTGCCTAAGATTAATCCTGACGCTTCTGATGGGCAAAAGATATGGAATAATCACGGCGTTAACATTAACCGGAATTTTTCAGCAGGGTGGGGAGAAATACCATCAAACGGGGTATATACAGCGGGAAGCGCAACGCCGGGTACGAGCACCTATATGGGTGCATCTGCTGGAAGCGAACCGGAAACGCAAGTCATGATGGGATTGCTCAGCACTTATCTGCCTGAACGTCATCTCAATCAACACTCAAATATGAATTCCATTGGAGTGATGCCGAATGTTTCTAACTGGATATTTACGACAGTCAATGCATTATATTCAGCAAACGGCCTTTCGCAAATATTGCATTATTATGAGTGTACTGCCTTCGGGACGTACTATGATTATTCTTACGCGTTCGGGACGATTGAACCATATATTTGGGAAGATAACGGGTTTATATACAGCAATAGTCAAGCGAAACAGCAAGAGCAAACTGATAAGTGGATTGGCTTCATAAAGGCGTGGGTAGATAAAAGGAGATATTATAATTCTGGAGCAATACGCGTTACAGCTTCGTCAGCGACCAATATAGGGGACACTACATATTCAGCCGGGGTATTATCTTCTATCGGCCTCACGCAGACCGCCGGGAGTCAGAACCTAGAAATAACTGGGTATAAAGGTGCGTTTGCCGGGGCAACAAGTACGGTGATTGATTACGCCGCCTCAACATCTACGGTATCTTTACGGCAAGGTCCCGACAAAGTGATCGGGGTTCCGATGGAAATAAACGCAACTTCGGGCTCCCTTACCATAGCGGTGATTGATTGGGGGGATAGAAAAAAATGGTCTGAATCTAGTTCTTCGGCTCCTTCAAATCCGGTACACATAATAAGTGGCTTTACGGCGGGACAGGCGTACAAGGTCAGCGTTTCCGGAGCAGAGCAATCCACAATCACAGGGGCGGGGTGTTCAATCAGCAACGGGTATAATTACTGTACCGCTGATGCTGACGGTAAAATAACATTCACATATGCCGGGTCATATTCATCCCATGACTTTCAAATAGGCGACGCGCCGATGGCGAAGGCAAGTTTCGTCGGGACAATGCAATAACTCTCTCGGAGGTACAAAATGGCAATCGATACCATAGAAGTTCTTGACAATTTACAGTTTGCCCAGGATGCCAACTCGGAAATCTGGGCGGTCCATGCCGACGGATATTTAGGCGAGGCCGTTGAGCAGTTTGCGGTGAGTCTCCCGGCGGCTTGTGCGGCGGCGCGGGTAGTATTCAATAACAATGGAGCGACCGGTTCGCAGGTTCATGGCAGAGTCCGAGTTACTGAAGTAACTGGTTTCACTGCCAGCACAGTCACAAAAGTGCAGAATGTGCAAGCTCTGGAATGGACGGCAATACCCTTGGTCGTTATAGCGACTACCCCACAGACAGGAATCGTCGAAAGTGCTGAAATCGACCTGACCAATGTCTTCGAGGCTGTCGTCCATATAGATATCGCACTAACCGGTCCGACGGCGCATTTGGGTACAGAAATCATCGTCCAGATCAGGAAAGAGGCCACGGTCGATGAGTGGACGACGCTGACAAGATTCACCGCCCTCGGTGGGAAAACCGCATTCCACATGCATCCGAACGGAAATATCAATGCCGGGCAGAAAGTAATCGGCGTTGACAATCCTACTGCAGGCAATTTGAACCACGTAGGCAAGCATCTGTTTATTTTAAATACGACCGTCGCCAATAGCGAGATCGTTTATCAGACATTCTGCGGAGCCGATGCCTAATGAGCAGATGGTTGCAAAAACCGCCTCTTGGCGCTCAGATTGATTTCCAACATCCTCTAGCAAAAGGATTGGCCGGGTGCTGGATAATGAGCGAAGCCAATGGACTTTACGTTAATGATTTGTCTGGCAATGGGAATCACGGAGTCATCTCGGCTAACTCGGCTTTTAAAGCCGGGCAGAAGGGGTACGGCGTCAGCTTCGATGCTACAGCAGGGATGATCAACTGCGGAAAGCGGCCTTCGTTAAATGATTTATGGCTGAATAAACCAGCGACATTGATCTATAGCATCCGCAAAGACGGTACTGGGCAAAATAATATGGGGTATCTCGTAAGTAAATGCTCCAGTACGGCCAGCCCCGGCTGGAGAGGGTTTGATACGGCGACGACTCCTCACGCTCTGAGTTATGGCTGGTCAGCCGTAGGGTCTACTTTGCCCCAAGTTACATCTCCTGCGAATTCATTATTAGCAGGGCATCATGGAATAGGTGTGGTGCTCAGAAACACGACAGATATAACCTGCTTTGACCTTTATATTGACGGAATAAATCAGGCAAAAACTTTCGGAAGTGGCGGGGGTACTCATTACTCGGATGCGACTGAAGATTTGACGATAGGTAACAGACCACCGGCCAACGCAAGAACTTTTAACGGGCTAATTTATCATGTCTATTACTTTGCCAGAGAGTTATCGCCTCAAGAAATCCAGCAACTCTATATTGATCCTTACTGCTTTATCCAGGAGCGTCGTAAATACTGGCTATATCCGCAAGCGGACGAATCAACCTCATTAACAGTTGCGGACTCTGCTCACTCGCATACGTCAGGAGATCCCGTATTGACGCAAGCGCAAGCTCTTGCTGCTGATCATTCTGCCCATGCCCTGGCCTCGGATAACGTTTCTCTATCCGGGGCGGTAACATTAATTGTTTCCGATAGTGCCCATGTTTCATCGTCCGAAAGTCCCGCTTTGGTGCAGCAGCATACCTTGGCCATTGCGGATGGCACTCATGCCCTGGTCTCCGACAATCCCTCTCTTCCGGGAGCGATTTCTCTTAGTGTATTTGATGGAAATCATGTTCATAGTTGCTCCGGCGGTGCGATTTATCTGATGGATGAACAGGGCGAGTATATCCTGACGGAAGAAGGCGAAAAGATCATCATTTCTGAGAACGATATTGTTTTGTCGGAATCACCGGCGGCCGGAGAGCTTGAGGTCAGCAATGGTGCCCATGCCTTGAGTTCAGGAGAACCGGCCCTCACGGAACATAAAACGCTGGAAATATCAGATTCTGGTCATGTCCTGACCTCCGGGGAGCCGACTCTTGTAGAGCATAAAACACTGGTGATTTCCGACGCCATCCATGCTTTGAGTTCGGATGAGCTATCTCTTGTTATAGCAGGGCAACTGGCGGTACAAAACGCCTCTCAGTCCCTGATATCCGACGCTCCGGCTATAGTGCAGAATCAAGCGATTTCCGTCGACGCTGCCGGTCATGCAGTAATAAGTGATGCCCCGTCGTTAATTCAAGCCTACATCCTGGCCATTCAGGATTCGGCGCATCTTGTCGGATCGGACGGAGTTGTGCTCACGCAAACCCACTATCTGGACCTGGCCAATGCCTTGCATGGAGTGTCGTCGGACAACATTGTGTTATTCCGGCAAATATATAAGCGGCTGATTATAGAGTTCAATGCCAAACACGGAAATATTACAATCAATGGGGTCTGAAATGAATGTCGTTAACGAGGAAACAACATTAACGCTGCAGTGCACATTTGCTGACGGAACCGGTGCGGCGGTTATTCCTTCTGCCGGGCTTTACCGGCTCGACGATGTGTCCTCGGACACGCAGATTGTCGATTGGACGGCGTTTACACCGTCTGCCGCCACACATGATCTGACCATTACCGATGCGCAAAATGCCATCCTGGACAGCACGCGGGCGGTGGAGAAAAAAAGGCTGACGGTAAGCATTACTTTTGGCACCGACAATAAAAAAGCCACGGCGGAATATGTATACGCCGTCCGGAACCTGAGTAAAATAACTTAGGGATAATTAGCAAAATGACCGATAAACATATTATTGTTGGATTTTCGACTGACAAGCAGGACTTCATTTCTAAAGTGATCCGACTGCTGACGTGGAGCCGATTTTCTCATGTCGTACTGATTAGCCCTGATAAAAAGTCTTACATCGAATCAACTCATGGTGCTGGTGTCCGAGAACTGCCGATAGAGGCTTTTTTAAAAAAAGATGGAGTGGAGTTCGGAACTATCTATCATCCTGACCCCGACAAAGTATGGCAACTGGCAAAACAAGAAATCGGCAAGCCCTATGATTCGCTTTATATCTACGGTTGGCTATGCCGCCGCAACTGGCAAGACGATGCTTCGTGGGCATGTTGTGAGTTGGTGCCGGCAATGGCGGTGCGGGCCGGGCACCCCATCATCAGGGAAGATTGTTTTATCAAGATAACGCCGGAATTACTGTATCAAACATCTACACCATATGAGGGGATACAATGAGCTATTGCACCCTGGAAGATTTAAAAAGTGCGATCCCGGAAGACGAGCTGGTTCAGCTAACCGACGACGTCAATACCGGGGATATAGATACTTACGTTGTGTCAAGGGCCATCGCCGACGCTGATGCGGAGATAGATTCCTATTGCGGCAGCCGCTATACCATGCCGTTTTCGCCGGTACCGGTCATCATCCGTAAGCTCTCCGTGGACATGGCGGTTTATAATCTGTTCACCAGGCGATCGGTTTTAAAAATCCCGGAGGACCGCCAGAAGCGTTATGACAACGCCATCCGCTTTTTAAAGGATGTGGCCAGGGAGCTGATTTCCCTGGGAGCAGATGCCCCGGCAGAACCCGCAGACGGAAGTCCCCAGGCAACGCGGACAAAAGACGATCGCATATTTACTCTGGGCAAAAAATCCGACGGCAGCGCCGGAACTTTGGATAATTATTGATACCCTGGAGGGTACACATGATCGAGACGATACAAGACGATATTATTGCGCAATTGGCGAAAATCTCCGGGATAAAGAGTGTAGGCACCTGGCAGGGCGATATTGATGATTTGCTCAAGTCGCCTCAACTACTGCCAGCGCTGGCAATAATTTACCAGGGCGCAGATTTCGAGAAGAGAGCAGTCATTGGTATAAACAAGGCGGATCTCCAGATGAGTTTTCTGATCGTGTTGGTATCGCGCAATTTCAGGAGCCGAGAGGCCGGAGCGTCATCCGCATATACGATTATCGAGGCCAGCAGGAATTATCTTATCGGCCATAAGATCGCAGCTTACGGGTATCTCTGGCCTGTGAAAGAGGAGCTGCTGTCCGCAGAGGGAGGCTTTTTAGTTTACGGGCTCAGCTATCGGATAAGCACAGATATAATTGCGACGGAACCGCTGCCCGCGGGGTAATAGTAGGGGGCGCTGGGGACATGTACTAGTTACGTGTCCCCAGACAGCAAGAAAGCTAAAATAACGACTTCAAAAGGAGAAAATAATTATGACCATTGCAAAAGGTATCGAAAAAAAATTGGTAATTGCTCTGCAGACGGCGAAAGGAACTATTGCAGCGGTAAACGCGGCATCGGCGATTTACCTGCGGCGCACTTCTTCAACGCTGGACTTTAAAAAAGAAACTTATCAGTCCAATGAAATGCGCACCGACAAGCAGGTGGCTGATTTCCGGCACGGGGTACGTTCGGTTGACGGCACTATTGCCGGAGAACTTGCTCCCGGATCGTATCAGTTGTTAATGGCCGCTATTATGCGGAAGGCGTGGGCAGCAGGCGGTGTATCTTCAGCTGAAATAGATGTGACGGCAGCGCCTACTACTGGCGCGGAGGGCACCTTTACACAAACCACGGGGTCATACATTACCGACGGCTTTAAGGTCGGGGACGTTGTCCGCTGGTCCGGTTTTGCAGGCGGCACGGCAACGAACAACAATGCTCATAACTTCCTGATCACAGGCCTTACCGCTCTCGTCATGACGGGAGTAATGCTCGATGGCGTGCCCGTCGTGGCGGATGCCGCAGGTGATAGCGTTACTGTAACCGTGGTGGGTAAAAAACTTTGGATTCCGGCTACGGGCCACACTGACGATTATTTCACAATCGAACATAATTATTCCGACCTGGACCTGTCCGAAGTATTCACGGATTGCAAAGTTAATTCTATGGCGGTGAAACTCTCGGCCACAGGCATGGCGACAATTGATTTCGGCATGATGGGTCTGGATATGGTGCCGAAAACGTCGGCAAATGCACCATATTTTACGAGCCCGGCCGCTGCAGGAACTGCCGGAGTGGTAGCCGCGGTCAATGGCGCTATTTACGTCCAGGGCGTAAAAGTGGCCCTGATCACGGGTATGGACTTCAATGTCGCCGCAAACCTGTCGTCTGAGCCGGTTGTCGGTTCCAATGTCAAACCGGAAATATTCAGCGGAAAAAGTGTTGTTACGGGAAATATGACCGTCTTTTTCGAAGATGCAACTTTCCGCGATTACTTTATCAACGAAACGGAAGTTTCCATCAATGTGGCCTTCACGACCAGCAATGCGGCAAATGCCGATTTTCTGGCAATTTCGCTGCCTCGCGTGAAAGTCGGTGGAGCTTCCAAAGATGATGGAGAAAAAGGTCTTATTCAGACCATGCCGTTTACTGCCCTGTTCAATACGGCAGGCGGCGCCGCGGTGAATACCGAAGCAACCACGATTTCGATTCAGGATAGCACGGTCGCTTAAGGCGCAAGTAGGATAATTTAAGCGCTGGGGACATGTACTTGTCTTGCCACCCACATGGGTGGTTACGTGTCCCCAGACAGAAAAAAACAGGAGGAGGATACACCATGACACCGATTGATTTAGCTACATTGGATACCGTGAAAGGCTCTAACGAGGGCTTTGATGTTCAGATCTACAACCCGGCCACCAATGAAGACCTTGATATAAAGATTCATGTACTCGGAAAGGATTCCGACGAATTCCAAAAAGTCAGCCGCGCCCAGAACAAAAAGAGAATGCAGAAGATTACGAAAGGCGGTTTCCGATCCGCTTCTATACCCACCGAGGAGATAGAGCAAGACAGCATTGCCCTGCTCGCCGCCTGCACGAAGTCATGGTCAGGTGTGGTTATTAATGGCGTGCCGATCGAATGTACTCCGGAAAATGCGGTCATGGTTTACGAGAGGTTCCCCTGGATCAGGGAGCAGGTGGACACAGCGATCGGTGACCGGGCAAATTTTATCAGATCCTGATCGACGGCCTGCTCGAGTATGCCGGGCATGAGTTCGCGCTCAATGCCCGGCAGAAAGACGGGGCTTCTCTCAGGGAACATCTGGAAAGTGTTTACCGGCAGACAGGCAAAATGCCGGAGCAGTTAGCGCCGCTCGAAGTAGCCGATTGCCTTTTGTATCTCTGGCACTGGTTTTGTGATTTATCGAACGGCAGGCAATATGGGGAATTCGGGCCAATGCCGTTGAGTTTTTCCGAGATTCGGGCCTGGGCGAACCTGACAAAGATCGAACCGGAAGCATGGGAAGTGGATGTAATTAAGCAGTTGGACCGGGCATATCTTGCAGAGGCAATGAAAAAATGAGCACTGATCTTATAACCTTAAAAATCACAGCTGATTCGTCCGGAGCTGTCGCCGGGGTTGCCAATGCATCAAAGAGTTTAGACGATTTTGCCGATAAAGGGCGGAAGGCAGAAACCAGCACCCGCAACGTCAAGTCAGCCACTGATTCGGCCAACGCCAGCTTTATGCAGATGGCCTCCGCGGTTCGGGCGATCGCTGCTGCCTATGGGGTTTTGAAACTTGCTGAATATGTCAAGGATGTTACTCTGTTGGCTGCCAGATATGAAACGCTGGGCGTGGTTATGCGCGTTGTCGGCAATAACGCCGGATATACTGGCGCACAGATGGCAGCCTATGCCCAAAGCCTTGAAAAGGCCGGTATTTCAATGACCGAAGCCCGGCAGACGCTTACCCGTATGGTGCAGGCGAATCTTGACCTCGCACAATCAACAAAGCTGGCTCGCGTTGCTCAGGATGCCGCTGTTATCGGAAATATTAATAGCTCTGAGGCTTTTCAACGCATGGTTTACGGCATTCAATCCGGGCAGGTGGAAATCCTGCGCACTATCGGCATCAACGTCAATTTTGAAAACAGCTACCAGAATGTGGCCAAAGCAACGGGGCGGGCGGCAACATCGTTTAGCGAGGCTGAAAAATCACAAATCCGCATGAACACCGTTATGGAAGCCGGTAAAATGATTGCCGGAACCTACGAGGCGGCAATGGGTACGGCGGGTAAACAGGTTCTTTCCTTGCAACGCCACATTGATAATCTGAAAGTAGGGATAGGTCTTGCCTTTACACCTGCACTGGCGGAAATAATTGAACAGATTACCGGCGCTATTACCGACCTGAACGGCAATTTAACGGGTGAAGGCAAACAAGCCATTGCTGACTGGGGAACAAATTTCCGGATCACCATTATTGATATTGAAACTCATATTTATAAACTGGCGATGTCTCTTGATAAAATTGGCGGGACGGCTACGTCGGCAAAAATGTTTTTCTGGGGGCCGACTGCAGCGCTCGGGTTTAAAGATAGCGTAAGGGGTTTTGAAGCGGCGGCGAAAGCCAATATTGAATACGAGAATAGATATAACGCATCTGCCCAGGCAATCGAAGACCTGAACAAAAAACGGCTTGAGCTTGAAAAATCACTGACGGCGGAAGGCAAGGTGGCAGCAAAAGCGGCACAGGATGCAGCCGAAAACAAAAGATTGGCAGCACGAAAAGCGGCAGAAGAAACCGCAATTGAAACCACAGAGGCAAAGAAGTTGCGGGAACAATGGGAGAAAGCTAAAGAAGCCTTGAATTTCACTATTACGACTGCCGGAATGGATGATTTAGATCGCGCCCTGGCCAAACTCGAAAAAGACATGGCCAAACTCAGAGAAAACCCGAACGCCGACTTACAATTGATTAACGAAGCCCGGTTGGCTGAACAAACAAAATTGGTTGAGCAATGGTACGCTAATTACTTAAAAGATAATGCAGCGGCCTCTGAAAAAATGAAGGCGCAAGAGAAAGCCACCCAAGATTCGATCACCAAAGGTCTTCAAGAAACGATTGATTTCAACAAAAAAATGATGGGCGAGCGGATCGCCTATTATGAATCAATTCAGGGTTACGAAGAAACGGCTTACAACTTGAAACTCGCCCGCATTGAAAAAGAAAGACAAGCCTATATACAATTGTATGGCGACATAGGGGCCGCCAACGCTAAAGCCAATCAAGATCAAATCACTGCATTGAGCGCGAGAATAGACGCCGAGCAAAAAGGTGTAAGGTCGGCAATTTCCGGTTTTGACTCGATGCTCGACGCAGCCATGAAATGTTATAGTGAAGAGTCCAGCGAATATAAAAGACTGCAAGATTTTAAAAAAGTTGCCCTTGCCGCTGAATTAGCAATGAATATTGCGAAAAACATTCAGATAGTTCTAGGGTATGCTACACAGGCGACAGCTGCGACGGCTGCGGCGGGTATCACAAATACGGCGAATGCCTCAACGGCGGTCACGGGGGCGGTTTCTTCTGTGGCCAGTCAGGGCACGGGCGACCCCTATACGGCCTTTCCTCGTATCGCTGCCATGATTGCAATAATGACAGGCGTCCTCGGAATTGCCGGAATTGCTTTTGGCGCCGGTTCCTCCGTTTCCTCAGCAGCGGTGCCTGCCTTACCGAAAAGCACGGTCCTCGGCGCAGCAGACGGCACCGGCAGTGAATCTATCGAAAATTCCTTCAAACTTCTATCCGATACATATCAAATGGAAGAAACAAAGCTGACTAAAATTTACAACGAATTGAAGGATCTGAATTCCAATATCACGGGGCTTGTGTCCTCTGTTCTGCGAACGGGCGGAATTTCCGGCATGAATATTACTACGATGTCTTCCCTGGGAAACGTAGAACTGGCCATAAACAAGCTTTCCCAAAGCGGCCTTTTGTCATTATTCATGGGCGGCACAAATGTTGAAGGCAATGAATTCTTCAGTTCTGTAAACAAGATTCGCGCTATTGGGTTAGATTTCGGAAGCCTGGCAGTAGAAAAATATATGCCCCAATTATTATCTTGGGTTGCCAATGGTATTTTCGGCGGATCCTCCGAGCAGACATTAGTGCATCAGGGAATAGGGATTAACAGTCCGTCCATCCGCAACCTAATTGGCGGGCAGGGTGTCAGCGGATATAACTACGCGGGCATTGTTACCCATACCGATGGCGGATGGTTTAGCAGCGATTCCGACACTTATTCCAAGGCATACGGGGCATTGGATAGCACAGTTACAACTCTTTTTACCTCAGTGTTTAAAAATCTCGGGGCAACCCTTTATGAATTATCAAAGGGCTTGGGAGCCGATGTTAATACTGCCCTCAATTATTCTTTTGGTAATGTGGAAATCGATTTAAAAGACAAAACAGGCGAGGAAATCAATAAGACAATCACGGAATTAATTTCCAACATTAGCGACAACGCCGCAATGGCGATTCTCGGCCCTATCATTTCCCAGTATCAACAAATAAATGAAGGGCTCTACGAAACCGCCGTTCGCCTGCTGACAGATAAAGAAGCAATCGCCTATTACCTGAAAATGACCAATCAGGCATTTAGCGGGACTATCCCGGCAGCGATTCAATTCAGCGAAACTTTGATCACAATCGCCGGCAGTCTGGATAAGCTCACAGAATCCATGCAGACCTATTATGATGCCTTTTTCAGCGACGCCGAAAAGCAAGTGAAATTAAAAGATCAATTAACGGAAATACTGGGCACGCTCGGCTTCGATCTTCCCGGACAAAGGGCTGGTTATCGGTCTCTTGTTGAATCCCTGGATTTAACATCTACGGCAGGCCAGACGGCCTATGTTGCATTGATGAACATGTCCAAGAGCGCGGATGATTATTACAAGTATCTGGAAAACGCAAAGGGCAAACTCAAACCGGAAAATTATGCAACTGCTGCGGACTATCAACGGGCAATGGCCGGATATGCCGACGGAGGAATCAGCAGCGGTCCGGAAACGGGATATTATGCACAACTCCACGGAACCGAGCTGATTGTTTCACCGCGGAAAGGGTACTCGGCGACGGTAATTGGCGCCGACAGTCCCGAACTGCTGGCGGAAATAAAAGCCTTAAGGCACGCTGTAGAATCAGGCAACTCGATTAATTCATCTAATACCGTAAAAATTACCCGGTTACTGGACAGATGGGATGGTGACGGCATCCCGGCGGAGAGGGTGATTTAATGAAAATCATACGGCCTATAACGATCACAGACGCGATGCTGACCTCTTCTAATGTTCCGGAAACCGACTACGCGGCTTATGCCGCAGGAACTACCTATGCCGCCGGTAACAGAGTCATCGTAACCGCTTCCGGAGTGCATAAGATCTACGAATCTCTTGTGGGCGGGAATGTCGGTAATTATCCGCCAACTGATGTTTTAGCCGCAAGCCCGAACTGGGTGGAAGTCAGCGCAACCAATCGCTGGAAGGTATTTGATTCTAAGGTTGGCGCCCAGACCTCGCAAGCGACATCAATTACATATAAATTAACGCCGGGAATTGTTTTCGATTCCATTGGTTTTCTCAATATCAATGCTGATTCGGTGCAAATAGTGGTTACCGATCCGACCGATGGGATTGTTTATGATAAGACGGTTTTGCTTTTAACAACGGCGGTTACGGGTTTGCAAGCGCCAATTGATTGGTATTCATATTTTTTTAGTTCTTTTGTCACCATCACTGATTTTGTTGAATTTGATCTTCCGCCGTATCTCAGCGGGGTAATTGATATTACAATCTCCAAAACGGGCGGCACAGCCTACGTTGGCGAGATCGTGCTGGGAACGGCAACAAATCTAGGGCACAGCCAGATGGGGGCGGCGGTAGGAATACATGATTATTCAACAAAATCCGCGGACACTTGGGGCGTGTACTCAATTACCGAAAGATTATATGCAAAAACCGTTAATGCCCTGGTATTTGTTGAACAGTATGCAGCTGATGATGTTTATAATATTCTTGCCGCTTACAGGGCAAAACCGCTTGTCTGGGTTGTGCACGAAGATTATTCCTCCTTGATCGTTTTTGGATTTTATAAAGATTTCAATAATGTTTTCTCTCACGAGTCCGTCACAACATTATCATTACAAATCGAAGGATTAACATAAGGAGATTTTATTATGACCATAACAGCACTTCCCCCGGCGCCCAGCCGCAGCAATCCATCAACTTTTTCGGCCTTGGCCGACGCTTTTATCGCCGCTCTCTCAACATTTGTCAGTGAGGTTAATGCGACAGCGGCGGCCATGGACCTTAACGACACCACTTCTACCAGTACAACGAGTCTGGCCATCGGCACCGGCTCAAAATCGTTAACGGTTGATGCCTCAAAAAGCTATCAGGTGGGGATGTCGGTGAAAATCGCCCATGATTCCTCCAACTGGATGTTTGGTGAGGTGACTTCCTATAATTCCGGTACGGGCGCGCTCGTAGTCAACGTGACGCTGATAGCCGGCAGCGGGACGGAAGCTTCATGGACGGTGACGTTATCAGGCCCGGTTCTAATGGCCGCAGCACAGATTCTCGCGCTTATCAATCCGACTGCCAGTAGAATAATCGGCAAGAAAGCAACCGGTGCTTCCGGGGAATTAACCGGGGCGGAGGTTGCTGTTCTTCTGGGTGGGACTGCATCAAGATTTCTGGCCCAGGGCGCATCCGGCGACATGGGGCTGAAAGACGCGGCGGCGGCGCGAACAATTCTAGGACTGTCCACAAGCGACGCGGTTGTTTTCGGGTCCCTAAACACCGCTAGCGGGGATACAGGCAGCATTGCTCATAATACACCAACAACGATTATCACCGCGTCCGGCAACTCCATGTATATAGTTTTTGCTTATATTGCGGCTGCCGGTTCGGCCAACTATACCGCATATGCCTTTGTTTTAACTGAGGGCAGCGACGCCAGAATAGCTGCCGGGAATGGCAGTCTTTTAACGCTTACTATTTCCGGATTGAACATTCGGGTAACACAGAATTCCGGCGGCGCGGCAACCGTCGCCTGGAAAGCTGTCAAAATTGCATAATTGCGATCTCAATTAATCTTGGAGGAATAAGATGGACTGGAGAAATCCGTTTGAAGGTTTTAGAGACAAATACCTATCATTCAAAAATGTTAAGGCCTATCAGTTATTTCTGATTAGAAAAGGTTTTATCCCCTATTCACTGGATAGAGTGGCTGAATACAGCGCAAAGGTCAGGGAAATCTGGGGCAACTCCATACCCGAAGACCAACTCGCCCAGTTCTGCGTGGCCTACCGCGACATGGGCGTCAAAAGGGGCGTCCAACCCTGGATCACGAAGTTCTTTAATGCCCGATTATCCTTTATGATCGGGGTAAGTATTTGGAAAAGCTGGCTGCCATTATTGTTTGTCGGACTGTCGATCCGGTACTCCGCTGAAAATTATTTTCAGGCCGGATTAGGTTTTGGACCGGAAGGCACGCTGACCGATGGTGTTTATGAACGAACAACAATCTGCGGAAAATTCAGGTTCGGCAATTTTATCGATGAATATATAGATGGTGGCAATTTCGATGTTTATGGAATTTATGAAGGTATGATTTAAACCATAAGTTAATAGGAGTATTTAAAAAGGAAAGGCGGACAGTATTTCAGGGAGTTCCAGCTCCCAAAACCATGCGATTCCAGCGCAAGACGGGATGACCCGCTACCATCCACCCAGAGAACCGGTGAAGCTTATAGCAGGGGTGATCCCATAAATCAATCACGGAGGATCGCATGAATAGTTTTATCGCCTATATGGGCGGCAAGTCGTTGCTTACAAAGAAGATTATTCCCAAAATACCGGCGCACAAATGTTATTGTGAAGTATTTGCCGGCGCAGCCTGGATGTTGTTCAAAAAAGAGGAATCAGAAGTTGAAATAATTAATGATATTAACACTGACCTCGTTACTCTCTATCGGGTTATCAAGCTTCACCTGGTAGAGTTTATTCGTTACATTAACTGGATTCTTGTGGCCAGAGATGAGTTTGACCGCTTTAAAAAGGAAAATCCCGAAACATTGACGGATATTCAGAAGGCCGTCAGGTTCTATTTCTTACTAAAGTCGGGATATGCCGCCCGCATCGATAATCCATCCTTTTCAGTTGCCGTATCATCGAAACCTCGCTTCAACCTTCTCCGGATCGAAGAGGAACTATCGGCAGTGTATCTGCGTCTGGCCAGGGTATATATCGAAAACAAGCCATATGAAACAATAATTCCCCGCTTTGACCGGCCAGACACTTTCTTTTATATCGATCCTCCTTATTATGATTGCGAGGATTACTACGGTAAAGGAATATTCAGCCGGACGGATTTCACTACCTTACGGGATATTTTGAGCAAAATTAATGGGAAATTCATCATGTCGATCAATGACACAAAAGAAATTCGTGCTCTATACAAGGGATTTAAGATTGAGACGGTAAAAACATCATACTCGGCTGGCGGAGCAAACAAGAAAAAGCAGGTTGAAGAGCTACTGATCAGCAATTACTAAGTCGCTAATCAAATGAAATTTGACACAATCAAATGGATTTGGGAAGTGAGTTATCGCAATTTTGAGGGCCGCGCTACCTCACGCCGCCACAGCTATGCCATCAGCGGATCGGCGCCCCTGCCGCCTGAACTCCTGCAGTGGTACCGCGATCTGGGGCTTGAACTCCTGGAGGGCTATGGCATGACCGAGAACTTCTCCTTCTCCCACGCCTCTATGCCGGGTAAGTGCCGGGTCGGCTACGTGGGCAACACCTGGCCGGGCGTGGAGTGCAAGATCGGCGAGCACGACGAGATAATGGTGCGCGGCGGCGGCACTATGAAGGGGTATCACAAGATGCCCGAGGTTACGGCCGAGACCATTACGCCAGACGGATGGCTGCGTACCGGCGACAAGGGCTCGATCGATGAAATGGGACGCCTCAAGATCACCGGCCGCATCAAGGAAATGTTCAAGACCTCCAAGGGTAAGTACGTACACCCGGTGCCGCTGGAGAACCTGCTCAACGCCAATCCCTACGTCGAAATGTCGCTGGTGCTGGGCCTGGGCTACCCGCAGCCCGTGGCGGTGATAATGCTGGCCGAGGGACTGCGCAACCGGCAGAACGATCCGGCCGTGCGCGCCGAGGCAACAGCGGCGCTGCAGGCGCTGCTCAAGGAAATCAACGCCAAGGTCGCCGAGTTCGAACGGCTCGATTTCATTGTCGTAACCAAGAACGAATGGACTGTGGACAACAGCATGCTCACCCCGACCATGAAGATCCGTCGCACGCAAATAGAGGAACTTTACAAGAAGCAGTATGACGCCTGGGCCGCAAGCGGCCAGAAGGTGATCTGGGAGGAGTGA